ACAATCTTGAGTTCACTTGGAACGATCAGAAGAATTGGTGGAATGTTCACAATCACTCAATAATTTTGGCGGACAAACTATCTTGGTCGGATGAAATCAGAGAAACAAAAGATAGAATTTGGGAGGTGGGTGACCTTTTGGATAGAACGGAAGTCACCGGCGGATCTAATACGCAAATCGAGAACTTGGGACTCGGTCGTCGGTATTCACTTGATTGGGCAGAACCTTCAGAGTTTGACCAGACTATCAGATATGCTGCTAAGGTTGCATATATGACGAAACCAATCAAAGCCCCAAGGCAGAAGAGGCTTGAACTAAGCAAATTCTTCAACGGCTTTAGTGGGAAATATCCACGTCTTTCCAGACCTTATGGAATGTGGATGCGAAGCGAACCGTTACCCTAATCTTTTTAGAGTGTCGGGAAAAGGGCCTCTTCATGGCCCGTAAAACAAGATACCCTTGCCAAAAAGAAATATCTGTAGCACAACCGGCTGGTCCGGCTGCTTCAAACGTTACAATTGACGTTCCAGCAGTATTGAGTCGAGTTAATCACAGATTATACAGGCAATCTCGATACTATGAATGCTCAGTGACTATTGATTCCAATGTCGATGATGGAACCACCGTTGATGTGTATGCACTTATGGATACCTGGTGGACACAAAAAGCATTGCAACTTGCTAAGAAGGCTTGGGATGAATCCAATGCCGAAGAGAAAGCGATGCTAAATGGAAAAGTTGCTCGATGGAACGATTTCCGAGTCTCAGCCGGCCTTTCCGGATTTGGCGGTGTACAGGCTAATCAGTTTTCACGGTTTAACTTGAGCCCTGCTCCATTTACTGCCGGTGAATTCGACGATTCTCTTGTCGTGGATCAGGATGGTCTCCCTCGTACTTTTACGTGGGGACCACCAACTCCTACGCAATACAATATCTTGGATGAGTATAACGTAAGTGGAAACACTTCGTCCGACCCTGAAGTTCCAGCCACCGGGCCTTATTCCGGCTTGCTCCCGAATCTTGAAGCGGGTGCAGCCGATGCACTGCAAGATCGTGGCAACCAACCCCCATATGACCCTACCAATTATGGTGGGGGAACATGGGTGAAAGTGGGTACTCTTCACTTGAGCGCAGGTCGTCAGAGACTTTCTACAGGGTTCTTTACAGCACCATGTGGAATGATAGCGATGACAAATGTCGGCTTTTTGACGGATCCCGATATCCAAGTTACAGTCAAGAAAGGCGATTACAAAGGAGTTCATGCTCCATCTATGTTGGAGTGATACTCATGATTACTGAAGAATCTGCTGTTGAAGTAATACAAGCTACACGATTAACTCAGATCGTGGCTCACATCAAAAACAACAACATTGCATATCTGCTTGGTGTGTTTATGATGCATACGGCAGGCGCAACAACGGCGGCGGTAGAGTATGGCACAGGAATTTGCTCATAAAATCCCACGTGATATCCCTACGGATTGTGAACAGTGTGGGCATCAGCCTAAACTGGACGATGTGAGTGTGATACTACCAGAGTTCACAGGAAACGATATTGTCTATCATGTGCGCTGCTATTCATGCGGTCACGAATGGGTTGATTAGTATACTTATGTATACACAACCTTTATGTATACATGGCCCCTAGCATGTAACATGGCGAAAGACCCATTGAGACCAACACCGAAACAGATGCTAGCACTCCTTGAGATGATAGCAGATACCGCAGCGATTTCGTACGAAGAGCAGAAGATGCTCTGGTTTACCATAGGTTACTATGGCATCGGATCGGACGGTGAAGAATGATGGCTAAACTCTACTGGAGAGTTAAGAAGAATGGAAAATGGACGTGGACCCCTGCGGAGGTTCACAGCCAAGACGCATCTATTGCTGTCGTCCTGAAGGAGACGGTGTACGAGTACATCGGTGAGGAGGAACAAGTATGATCTACATACCCGAATGTCGCATTTGTGGACAAGAGGAATTGGCACCAGACTGTCTAAAGCAGTTGCAAATTTGCGGAGCCTGTTGGATTGCACCGAATCCACCCGGATTTAATCTTGATTATACGGGCTGGAACGGGAAGGATAGAAACCCTTGTTAATATACAGTACCTGCGGAAAAATAACATCATGTTTTGGAGACAGGAACACTGGAGTGGAATGAAATGAAATGGAAGATAGCAGATCCGGTAGAATACGCCCGTGAGGGCTGTCTGGGCAGCAGTAGATACAGGGATGATACGTCAATGTGCAGTCGGCATGTAATGTGCCCGAAATGCGAAAGCAGACGTGCAGCGAAAAGAACTTGGCAACTCGGCCGAAGGTTGACCCAAGAGATTGAGATGGCGGAGGATGAAGGCGCAGACCTGAAGGTCGGTGTCCTAACAACAACGTTGCCTGGTCTAAAACACAGAACAGGAATCCGGAGGAGCAGTCTCCGTAAACAATACAATTGGATAACGGAACGGACGAACTTTTCGGGCAGAACTGGTTCTCACTCGATGCGTGGCTTGAACACGTTACTTCGAGATATGGGCGTGCACGCTGGGTGTCACAATCTTGAGTTCACTTGGAACGATCAGAAGAATTGGTGGAATGTTCACAATCACTCAATAATTTTGGCGGACAAACTATCTTGGTCGGATGAAATCAGAGAAACAAAAGATAGAATTTGGGAGGT